AACGGAGCCCAAGGCCGCCTAAAGCTCCCATACGGGAGGGCCCTGCGCGGGGCGGCGGAAACATCCTCCGGTTCCAATGCCGCCCCGTGGGGCTTTCGTAATCGCGCATCAGAAAGGACAACGACGATGAACTTCTTGCAGATCATTCAAACGATTCTTAGCGTGGCGCCCTCCGGCATCCAGTTGACCCAGGAGGTCGTGGCGCTCGTGCAGGCCATCGAGGCCGCCTTCACGGCGGGACAGACGCCGGCCTCTCACCAACAGGCTGTGGCATCGGCTCTCGGCGCGCATCTCGCCAAGCAGTAATCCACCCATGACCAACCTGCAGGTAGTGACGTGGCCGGTCGAGAAGCTCATTCCCTACGCCCGGAATGCGCGCACGCATAGTGACGACCAGGTCGCCCAGATCGCGGCATCCATCGCCGAGTTCGGGTGGACCAACCCCATACTCGCCGGCGCGGATGGAATCATCATCGCCGGCCACGCCCGCCTGCTCGCCGCTCGCAAACTGGGCATGACCGAAGTTCCGGTCATTGTCCTCGATCATCTCACCGAAACAGAACGGCGCGCACTTGTTCTTGCCGACAACCGGCTGGCCTTGAACGCCGGATGGGATGAGGAGATGCTGCGCGTCGAACTCGAATCCATCCGCGACGATGGCTTCGACCTGGACCTAATCGGGTTCACCGACGATGAATTGGAAGACCTTCTTCGGGAACCGGAAGAAGATCACGCCGGCAACACCGATGAGGACGCTGTCCCGGAGGCACCCGACACCGCCACTACCGTGGCTGGCGACGTGTGGGTTCTGGGCGAGCACCGGCTGCTCTGCGGCGACGCGACGCAGATGGAAGCTGTGCAGAAGGTTCTGGCCGGGGCCCTCGCCGACATGGTCTTCACTGACCCACCGTACAACGTAAACTACGGCGCGACGATGAAGGACAAGCTGCGCGGTAAGAAGCGCAAGATCGCCAACGACAATCTGGGTCAAAACTTCGAGCAGTTCCTGAAAGACGCCCTCGTGAACCTCCTCGCGGTGACGAAGGGGGCCATCTACGTGTGCATGTCCTCCTCGGAACTGCACACGCTGCACCGGGCGTTTACCGAGGCGGGCGGCCACTGGTCCACGTTCGTTATCTGGGCCAAGAACACCTTCACGATGGGCCGCTCCGATTACCAGCGGCAGTACGAACCGATTCTCTACGGGTGGAAGGATGGCACGGATCACTTCTGGTGCGGCGCCCGCGATCAGGGCGATGTCTGGCTCGTGAAGAAGCCAGTTGCTAATGATCTCCACCCGACGATGAAGCCGGTCGAGTTGGTGGAACGCGCCATCCGCAACAGCAGCAAAGGCCGCGACACCGTGCTCGACCCCTTTGGCGGATCTGGTTCGACTCTCATCGCCTGCGAGAAGTCCGGGCGGCAGGCGCGCGTCATCGAGTTGGAGCCGAAATACTGCGACGTGATCGTCGCCAGGTGGCAGGAGTTTACCGGCAAGCAAGCCCGGCTCGAACAGAAACAGGAGGATCAATGCCAACTCCAGGCATCTTAGTCGCCGCATTGGCGGTCGGTCTCTTGGTGATCGGAGTCCAGAAGACCGTACATGGTGTGAAGAAGGCCGGCCATCAGATTGGGTGCGTCGTAAAGACGGGCCACAAGTGCGCGCCGAAGCCCCAGCCGACACCGACGACGTCGAAGTAGCTGCGGGCTTCGACAGCGAGATGGCGCGGTGCCGAGTTGAGATCGCAGCCATCGAAAGGTTGCTTCGAGAGGGCCACCCGGATGTTCAGGGACTGTGCCTGGCGCTGTCGGACTGGTGGGCGGAACTCCGCATTGTTGAGAGGGAACGTGAACGATCATCTATTTCAAATCCTGATTCCGGGAACGGGTCTGGTCTCCGGCCTGATCGCCACCTACGTCAGCCTGCAGAACCGGGCGCTGCTGGCAGAGGTCCGGAAGGAGCTGGCGGAACTGGAAAACCGGATCATCGCGAGGATCAATGGGACGTACGTCCGTGCCGGTGAGTGTAGGTTACGGGAGGAGTTGGTTCACGAGCGGCTTGCCACGATCACGGAGGAGTTGAAGAACAAAAACGCCGCCAGCTCGTAGGCCGGCGGCGTGAGGGAGCGCAGTAGGTTAGTTCGCGATGCGGTAACCGCGCTGGCCGTCCTCCTGCTTGAAGGATTCGACCTTGAGGCCCATTTTCTTGGTGATCGCGCCACTGATGAAGCCCCGGACGCTGTGCGCCTGCCAGTCGGTGGCCGCCATGATGTCCTTGAGCGTGGCGCCTTTCGGGCGCTTCAGCAGGTCGATGACGATGGCCTTCTTGCTGCCCTCGCGCGCCGTGGGCGCGGCGGTCTCGGCCTTGGCCGCCTTCCTTGACCTCTTGGCCTTCGGCGCAACGTCGGCCGCCTGTGGCGCTGGGGTGGTGGCTTCGCGCGCGGGAGCGGCGTCCAGGCGTTGGATGGCCTTCCAGATCCGGGCCACCGCGCTCTTGCGGTCCGTGAACTTCTTGACCGGCTTGAGGTCGTCGAAGGGCGTGACGCCGGCGAAACCGTTCCAGACCTGGATCAGACGGTCGCCCGGCCAGTTGGCGGTGAGTTTGGCAAGCTCCTTCTCGCTGGCGAAATGCTCTTGGCCTTCCGGGATCTGCTCGGCGGCAGGGAAGGCTGTGATGTTGTTGTCGGTGTCGATTGCAAATAGTCTCATGGTTCGTTTTCTCCTTGGTTATCGAGTCATGCCGGCGAGTTTCCCGTCGGCGGTAATCGAGAGGTCCTTGTAATAGCCGCTGCGGATGCGAGCCCATCCGAAGGGCGTGTGGATTTCGTGGCGGGCGGCAATCCGGCTGAGCTTGAGGCGGTTGGTGCCGTTCTCAGACTCCTTTTTCAGATGGCCGAAGCGATCGAGCTTCCAACCCTGGTTGGTGGCCCACTTGATCAGTTCGTCCTTGGTGATCATCGCGAACCCATTCATCACTTCGGGTTCGGCGAATAGCAAGGCCACAGTTCGACTTTCCGGAGAAAAGATTCAATGGCGGCGATGAGCTTGCGAGCGTACGCGAAACATCGCGGCATGACGCTCAAGGCGGTGCAAAAAGCGATCGAATCGGGCCGAATTCACACCACGGCGGATGGGAAGATCGACGCCAGCCAGGCCGATGCCGAGTGGGCGCGCAACACCGGACCGAAGGTGAAGCGAACGCCGTCACCTCCCTCGGCGAGCGCGACGCAGTCCGAGCAGCTTCGGCCGGAGCCAGCCGCCGGCGTTCTCGATTACGCGCGTGCGCGGGCGATCATCGCCAACTACGAGGCCCGCCTCGTCAAGCTCGATTACGAAGAGCGCCTCAAGAAGCTGGTGAATGCGGATGAGGTGTCGGTCGCGGCGTTCAATCTGTTTCGGATGTTCCGGGACCGGATGCTCAACATCCCCGACCGTGTCGTCGGAGCGTTGATCGCGGAATTCCGTGAGGCGCTTCGGGCGACCGGAGTCAATCCGGATACGGTGGGCCTCGACAAAGTCCACGGCATTTTGACGGCCGAGGTGCGAAGCGCGCTGGAGGAATTTGCGGATGCCGCCCACCGCTGAAGAAATCTACCGCGCGGCGGCAGCATCCGGTGTGCGGCCGGATCCTCTGCTCACGATCTCGCAATGGGCAGACAAATACCGGAAGCTCTCGCAGCGCGCCTCTTCGGAGCCGGGACCGTGGCGCACGGATCGCACGCCGTACTTACGGGAGATCATGGATTGCCTTTCGCCCGCCTCGCCGACCGAGCGTGTGGTGTTCATGAAGGGAGCGCAGATCGGGGGTACTGAGTGCGGTAACAACTGGATCGGCTACGTCGTTCACCAGGCGCCGGGGCCGATGATGGCCGTACAGCCCACGGTCGAGATGGCGAAGCGCAACTCGAAGCAGCGCATTGATCCTCTGATCGAGGAATCCGATGTGCTTCGGGAGATCGTGCAGAGCCCGCGCTCTCGCCACTCCGGCAACACAATCCTGTCGAAGGAATTCCCCGGCGGCGTCCTGGTGATGACGGGCGCGAACTCTGCCGTGGGCCTGCGTTCGATGGCCGCGCGGTTTCTGTTCCTCGACGAAGTGGATGCATACCCGGGTGACGTCGAAGGCGAGGGCGATCCGGTCAACCTGGCCATGGCGCGCACGCGCACGTTCGCGCGGCGCAAGGTGTTTCTGTGCTCGACGCCGAAGATCACCGGCATGAGCCGGATCGAGTCGGCGTTTGAGGAGAGCGACCAGCGCCGGTACTGGGTGCCGTGCCCCGTCTGCCGGGAGTTCCAGGTTCTGAAGTTCGCGCAGCTCCGGTGGCCCAAGGGGCAGCCGGAGAAGGCGGTCTATGTTTGCGAGCATTGCCGGCAAGAGATTCAGAACCACCAGAAGCAGTGGATGCTGCCGCGTGGCGAATGGCGCAAAGGGGGCGCAGGTGACGGCAGGACGGCGGGCTTCCATTTGTCAAGCCTGTATTCGCCGGTCGGCTGGTTCGCTTGGTCGGATGCCGCCAAACATTTCGAACAGGCACAAAAGAATCCGGCGCTGCTTCAGGTCTTTGTCAACACTGTCCTGGGTGAGACGTGGACTCTGCTTGGCGAAGCCCCGGATTGGCAGAAGCTTTACGACCGACGCGAGTCGTACCGGATCGGCGTGGTCCCGCGCGGCGGGTTGTTCCTGACGGCGGGCGCCGACGTTCAGAAGGATCGCATCGAAGTTGAAATCGTGACGTGGGGTCGCGGGAAAGAATCGTGGTCCGTCGATTACCGCGTATTCGAGGGCGATACGTCCCGGCCGCAGGTGTGGGAGAAGCTGACCGGCCTGCTGAACGAAACGTTCGCCACCGCGTCGGGGTTGGAGCTGCCGATCCTTCAACTGGCGATCGACTCCGGCTTCGCCACGACCGAGGTCTACCAGTGGGCCCGGCGGCAGGGCGGCCGCGTGCTGGTGATCAAAGGCGATTCTCGCCCGCCGGCACTGCTTGGAGCCGCATCGCCGGTGGACGTGGGTCCGCTGGGTGCGAGGATCAAACGTGGCATCCGCGTATGGCCCGTGAACTCCGGCATGGCGAAAGAGGAGTTGTACCGCTGGCTGCGTTTGGAGCGGCCCACGGATGAGGACATCGCTCAAGGCATCCCGTTCCCCGCCGGTTACTGCCATTTCCCGAAGTACAGCGACGAGTACTTCAAGCAGATTACTGCCGAGCAGCTCGTCACGAAGCTGGTGAAAGGCTACCGCCGCCATGAGTGGCAGAAGATGCGCGAGCGCAATGAAGCGCTCGACTGCCGCGTCTACGCCCGAGCCGCGGCGGGCCGGATCGGAATCGATCGGTTCCAGGAGAAGCACTGGGCCGAATGGGAGCGGCAGGTAGCTCGGCCGCCCGCGAAAGAAGAAAAGCAGCCGCAGTCGGCTCCTGTCGTGCGCCAGCGCAACCAGGTGCGCTTCCGAGTGGAGGTTTGAGATGTTCAGCCAGTCCGATCGCGACACGCTCGATTCGCTGTACAAGCAAGGTGCGAAACGGGTCCGGTTCCAGGAGCGCGACTACTACTTGCAGAGCGTGGACGATTACATGAAGCTCCGGCACCTGATGGACAACGATATCGCGCAGGCCAGCGGCCAACCGCCGGTGCGCCAGGTCCGCATTTACACGACCAATGGGTGGGGGAACTGACAGGCGCCGTGGCCATCGAGACTTTCATGAGTCTGGCGCGGGCCGCAGGGCACGAGCCGATGCCGATGCGACGCGCGCCCGCGCGCCAGGCGATGGGCACATTTCCCTTCGATGCTGCAGGTAGGGGGCGGCGTGGCTACGGGTGGAATCCGAGTTACTTCGGCATCAACACGCTGCTGTTCTCGCACGGGCTCGAGCTGCTCACGCGGAACCGCGACGCCGTGCGGAACAGCGCCTGGGCGGTGGGCGCCATCGAGTCGTACGTCGCAAACGCAGTCGGCCGCGGCATTCGATTGATCCCGCAGCACCCCGAAGAGCGGGTCCGCGATTTGATTCGCCACAAGTGGGAGCGGTGGATTCGCGAGTCCGATGTCGAGTACGACCCAAAGAATCCGGCTTCGGGCCAAACCGACTTTTATGGCCAGCAGATGATCTTGGCGCGCGAGTGCATGGAAGCTGGCGAAGTGTTCGTGCGCTTCCGGCCGCGCTCGCCCAAGGAGGGCCTGGCGGTTCCGCTCCAGTTGCAGTTGATCGAAGCCGAGCAGCTTCCGTTGTGGCGCAATCAGCCCACTTCGGATGTGCCGGTGCAGAACCGCGTGCGGTGCGGCGTCGAGTTCCGCCCCGATGGGCGGCGTGCCGCATACCATTTTTGGCAGGCGCACCCGGGCGAGACGATGTTCTTCCCCATGGAGTCACTCCATGTGGAGCGCGTGCCGGCGACCGACGTCCTGCACGTGTACAAGCCTATCCGCGCCGGGCAATTCCGGGGTCAGCCGTGGCTGACTTCCGTGCTGGCGAAGCTCTACGAACTGGAGCAGTACACCGACGCGGAGATCGCGCGCAAGAAGGCCGCCGCGATGATTACCGGCTTCATCAAGCAGGTGAGCCAGGACAATCCGGTGATGGTGCCGGATCAGACCGTGGCGCAGGCGCCGGTCGATCCGGGAACGCAGATCACCAAGCTGGAGCCGAACACGTTTATCAACCTGGGATTCGGCGAGGAAGTTCAGTTCGCCCAGGTTCCGGAGACGCAGGATTACAAGAGCTTCGTCCGTGCGTGCCTTCAGGCGTTCGCGACCGGCGCAGGCCTCGCGGAGTATCAGATCAGTGGCGATCTCTCTGGGATCAACTACTCGTCGATCCGTGCCGGCCTGCTGGAGTTTCGCCGCAAGTGCGAGCAGTTTCAGCACGCGGTTTTCATCTTCCAGGTTTGCCATCCGATTTATCGGCGGTGGCTGCGGGAGGCGATGCTAGCGATGGTGTTCGGTGTTGAGTTGCTGAACGCCTATGACAAAGATCCCGAACCATTCGAAGCGACGCAGTGGGTGACGCCCGGCTGGCCGTGGGTCGATCCGGAGAAGGATATGAAGGCCGCCGAGCGCGCGATCCGCGATGGCCTGTCGACGCGCTCGATTGAGTGCGCGGCGCAGGGATATGACGCGTCGGTGATCGACCAGCAGCAGAAGGATGACAACGATCGCGCTGACAGACTCGGTCTCTCCTACGATTCCGATGGCCGCAAGATTCTGACCGGGCGGAATGCCGGCATGACGGAAGAGGAAATCGAACAAGATGCCGCGAGCGGAAAGGTGGAAGTCCAGTGAAGCAGCTCGCGCACGTGGCATCGCGGTTTGTGAACTGCCCGCTGATGATCCACCCTCCGAAGCTCGAGGTGATCATCAAAGCGCTGGGTCCGCGGCTGGGCATCGATCCGGACTCGGTGCTGGTTCCGCGCGTCCCGATGGACGCCACGGTTACGCTGATGTCGCGGTATGCGGATGCCGGTGACGACCGGGATTACGAAGTCATTGACGGCATCGCGGTGATTCCGGTTCAGGGCACGCTGCTGAAGAAGGAATCGTTCATGTCGGCGTGGAGCGGCGCGAGTTCCTATGAACAGATCCAGCGTCAGGTCGCCAGCGCCGTCGATGACTCGGGCGTTCGCGCCATTCTGCTGGATATCGATTCGCCCGGCGGCGAGACGGCGGGATGCTTCGAGCTTTCCGATTACATCTGTTCGATTCGAGGTGTGAAGCCCGTATACGCCGCCGCCAATGATATCGCGCTCTCGGCGGCGTATGCCATCGCGAGCGCCGCGGGCAAAGTGTTCGTGACGCGCACCGGCGCCGTGGGATCGGTGGGCGTGTTCGCGCTGCACGTCGATCAATCCGGCTTCGACAAAGACTTCGGCGCGAAGTATACCTACATCTTCGCAGGCGAGAAGAAGGTCGACGGCAATCCGCATGAGCCACTCTCGGATCGCGCCAGGGGCGACATCCAGGACGAGATCGACCGCGAGTACGGCATCTTCGTCGATACCGTGGCGCGGAACCGCAAAGTTGACGCGAAGGACATCGCCGCAACGCGTGCCGGCCTTTTCTGGGCCGAGAACGCCGTGCCGATGTTGGCCGATGAGGTTGGCACCTTCGATGACGCGATGAGTGCGACGCGCCAGGCGGTGGGCTCGTCCACGCGAGTCTTCAGTTCGGCGGCGACAGCCGCAATTTCACCGAAAGGAGGGCTTATGCCCGATGTAATGCAGCCCCTCGCCGCAAAGAAAGAAGGCGAGGTCGAACCCGAGGAAAAGAAGTCCAAAAAGGACAAAGAAGAACCCGAAGCCAAGGAGTGCGACAGCAAAAAGGAGCCTCCCAAGCAGGACGACGAGGAAGACGAGGAAGAGGCCAAGTCCAAAAAGGAAGGCAAGAAGAAGGCCGCCGCGAGCGTCACGCCGATCGCTGGCGAGTCGTTGAAGGGCGTGCGCGCCGAGTCCGACATCCAGGCCATCGCCGCGCTGTGCAAGATGGCCGGCAAGCCCGAACAGGCCGCCGAGTTCCTCATGAAGAAGAACTCGAAGGGCGAGTACATGAGCGTCGCGGAGGTCAGCGAAACGCTGACTGCGGCCCGCGTCGCGGAAAGCGAGCAGCACATGATCAGTTCGCACGTGAATCCGAACGCCGGCTCGGGCGGCGTCGCGGAACTGGAAGCACAGGCCCAGTCCTTCGCGCGTCAGAACCGTGGGCAGGTGACGCCGTCGATGTATGTCAACGGTTCCACGGCAAGGGTGACGAAGGAGCGGGCGTATGCGGCGATGCTCGAAGAACATCCCGAAGCGTACGCGGCGTTCCGCGCGCAGCACAACGCGAAGGGCTTGATCGCCACGCTGGAAGCGGCCGGAATCCGGCTGCGGTAACCGAAAGGAGAAGACGAAACCATGGCTTACGAGCAAATGTTGAGACCGGTCGGGTTGCCGGCGAACGGCGACCTGACCTCCGGCGGCACGGTGAATCCGCAGTTTCTGTTCGCCGTCATGACGGCGACGGGCCTTGCCATTGCTGGCGCG